GCCCAAGGGTAATTAAATGGTTTAAAATAATCTCTTTTACTTGTTAAATCTTGTTTAGGTGTCATTAATTCTCTCCAATATCTTCCTGTCCTATTTCTTTAAATGCCCATTCTCTTTCTTTACACCACCAGCAGTTATTACATCTGCCCCTGTCTAATTCAGTACAACTATGCGTAATGGGCGCAATCTCATTCGCTATACCTAAATCGAATCCCAATTGTATAATCTTGTCTTTTGTCAAGTCAGCGAATGGCTGACTCAAATGGGCGTGTTCCTCTGTTTTAACAAACCTATCATTGGGTAGAGGATACCCCTCTGGCATCAGAGACCTTTGATTAGGCGGATACTTGTTCACCGCACTAAATAAATGTTCTGCTAATCCCTCATTCCATATCTCATAACCACCACTAGTAACATAATCAGATGGGTTATCGGATGATATATCCCCTACGATGGTTGTCTTCGTTAGGGCGTGTCCTAGACGGTTAGAAGACCATTCTAAGACCAAGTTAGCGTAATGTTCCGCACCATCTAGTTTTGGTACAGTAAATGGATTACACTCTTGATTGCGTTCCATACATACGGATTTGACTAGATACCATAGAACGGCACTATCCCATCCACCACTTACTAAAACTGCAATCTTTTTATTTAGTGGAATCTCTTTTTCTACATCATCCTTCACATGCAACACAGTCTTCACCATCTATCATACTCTTGAAATCAATTTCTTTTATCACATCTCGTTCTATGCGTTTCGATACCTTGTCTGCCTTGCCTAACTTCTCAGACCTACAGTAATATAAAGTTTTCATACCCTGTTTCCACGCGAGATAATGTATTGCGTGTAAATATTTTATATTAACATCTGGTCTAAAGAACAAATTAACTGACTGTCCTTGGTCTATCCATTCCTGTCTTGTAGAGGCATGTTCAACCACCCACCGTTGGTCTATCTCCATGGCAGTCTTGTATACCTCTTTCTCTTTCTCATCTAAACATGTTACATGTTGTACCGAACCGTCATTAGCAATTATCGATGACCAAATTTTGTCGTAATCCAAACGCGAGTTTTTCGCAACTTTATCTTTAATGATAACATCCAGATGCTTATTCTTATTGAGATAAGCGCCAGATAATGTGTCCTGTCTGTAAGCATTCGCACGATAGGGTTCAATAGACGGCGAAGTGTTTCCCATAATAATACTGGAGGAAGCATTAGGAGCAATAGCCATGACATGACTAAATCTTCTTCCTGTACCTCTCGCGTCAATAGCTTCGCCTCTCTCTTTACCAAGTTCCATGTTTGCTTCATCTAATTTTCCCCTTATCAATTTAAACATTCTTATATTAGTGGACTTTGCCATGAATCCTTCAAACGGTATATTGTTCTTCTGTAGATATGCATGGAATCCCAATGCACCAATACCGATACTTCTTTCTTGTTTCGCTGAATAGACTGCCCTTGATACTGTCTCTGGAGCATTGTCTATAAAATGTTGTAATACATTATCTAACATCTCTGCCATGTCTTTCAAGAATGTAGTACTCTTTGACCATGCGTCATAGTGTTCTAGGTTCACAGATGATAGACAACATACAGCAGTTCTCTTTTCGTTTGTTGGTAGAATAATCTCTGAACAAAGATTAGACTGATTGATTTTTAATCCCTTTTCTTTTAACCACTCTGGTAATCCACGATTACTTGCATCAACGAAATGTAAATAAGGTTCCCCTGTTTCCATTCTCATTTCTAATATCTTCTGCCATAATGATTTCGCTGATACTGTATCTCGCACTTCACCTGTGTGTGGGTCTGTCAGATTCCACCTGTCATCGGCATCTGGGTCAGACATACACTTTTCAATTAACTGCATGAACCTATCACTAATATTAATACCGTGATGTAGGTTTAGGCATCGGAGGTTTTGGTCTCCTGTCGGTTTACGCATTTCGAGAAACATTGTGATATCGGGGTGGCTAATGTCAAGATAGGCAGCGTATGACCCTCTCCTTGTTTTGCCCTGTCTATAGGCGAGTGAACTTGAGTCGTAGGTCTTGAGGTGTGGCAAGACACCAGTAGACTTATCATCACTAGCTCTGATACCAAAGCCAATCCCAACACCCCCACCAAGCATACTAAGCCAATTTGTTTCCGATAGATTTTCAACTAATCCCTCCGCTGTATCGTTTATGTAATTTAAAAAACATGATATAGGCAATCCCTTGTTAGACCTACCAAATGATAAGATAGGTGTAGAGTAGGATAACCAATGCTTACTCGCGTAATCATACAATCTCTGTGCATGTTCATCGTTTGAAGCAAAGGCCTTGCTTACAAAAGCAAACCTCTCTTGAGGACTTTCCTCATCTTCTTTCATGTAACTTTCTTTTAGTCTTTGGATACCAAGTTTATCAAATAACTTGTCCCTTTCTAAATCTATTTTAATTCCTGTCATTCTAGTTCCTTTTTCCAGCGTTCCACCATTGCTTGATGAAAATACAAGCCTGGGTGCATTAAATCTCTCGCCAATGCATGTTTAGTATCCTTATTTTCTTCCCAATCCCTGTACCCTATTTCGTTTCTTTCAAATGCGGTTACAAGTTTAAACTCAACTTGGTTCATATCGCACAATTCTTTTATTGCAAGTAAGTTCTTGCGTCTATTCAAATACCTCTCAGTCTTACTCTGACATATTTCCTGTTGCCATTCCAAATCTGACCAAAACCCAATACAAGTATTCCACTCCTCATTGTTCTCATCAATATACCAAGTCTCTCTTGCTAGAGTACTATTCTCCAACATAAGAACTGCCTTTGGTTTGATTACTGGTAACCAAGTTAGAAGAGTTCTGAAACTGGTATCGAGGCCTGTAGTACATAGTCCTAAGTTCCATACCTTCTTCTGTATGTTTTTCTCTAGAAGAGATGTCCATGACATATCGGCAGGCAACCCTGTACCATATGTAAAACATTCACCTATACCAACATAAGAATCTTTATCTTCATAAAACTCATCACATCGATATCCATACGAATTTAAATCGTAGTATATTTCTGTATCCAACCACCCATACTTTTCAAGTTTGTCTCTGTGGTTCTTTAGATTAGAATCAAAAGCATCCGCACTATCTGTAGAACTCCATTCTACTCTAGTCGGTTCTTTTAGTCTTCGATTCCAAGGAAAGGCATAAGGAATCCTTCCCTCAACCTTTTCTATCTCAGAGTTTTCGTCTTCTGCCTTCGCAAGTTCCAGCGCAAGTTCATTAAGTTTCACTTTCCACCGCCTTTACCACATCTGGAAAATGAGTACCTATAATAGACCAGCATTTTTTAGCGATGTCCATATGTTCTTTCTGGGTTCCATGTCCCATCCGTAATTGGCAGTAATGAATCCAAGAGCGTAGTGTACCAGCCATGTAAATCGTACTCATGGTATTACCTTCTGGTAACACCGCTCTCGCTTGCTCCTTGGCAATACCATTATCTAGGGCCCACTTGTAAACTTTTTTAGCTTCATTCATAACTTTCGACTGTTCCATGTTCCACTTTTCGATAAGTCTCTTATCATCCGTTTCTATGGAGTTTTGACGATTCTTTTCATCTTGCAATCTTGCGTCACGGTGTTCAAACTGTTCTGATACCGCATACCTCTGACTAAACTCTTGGAAAGAAAAAGTACGGTGTCTCAGTATTTGTCTACCGATATCTCGCGTTGTATTAATTTCCATAGTCACAGACACAATCTCAAAAGGTGACCAATGTTGATGCTTAATTAAATAAGCAAGTAACTTTGGTGCAGTTTTAGCGTTCGCCTGATTCTCTGGGTTACTAACCCTAGCTGCATACGCAATTAACTCATTTGCAGAATGACAATCAGTTGAAGCAGAAGGCTGGGTTAACCCAACCAAACTCACTTGTGGTTTCATATTTTATTTTCCTAGTTTATGATTACTACCATCAATTGCAGACAATAAGTCTTCAATCATTGCTTTTTTGGTTTTTCTTCGGTCAAGTTTAATTCCTTTCGCTTCACCGAATTCATCGATTTTTGCCTTGGTTAATTTTTGCAAGTCCTCGATTTTAAACGCATTGGTGCTTATGCCTTCTACATACTTACCATCTTTAGTAATGGCAGCGACCTTCTTAGCAGGCCTCTTTTCAATAGCAGGTTTGACTTCTTTTCTTTCTGAAGGTTTCAGAATTGCAACAAGCACAGCACATGCGATAATTACACCCAAAATAGCCAGAGGTATATATTCTTGTTCAATCATATTTTTCTCCTAACATTTTTTCCATTGGTTTAACAAAAACTTGGCAGTCAGTCCACTCTGTGTATTATTACTAATTACATCGCGTACATCAATACCATCGTTCACCATATCATTTATATCTTTCTGAACAATTGTCTCTGGCCATATGACAACATTATAATCCAAGTCAACATATTTTTCAACTAGTTTAACCACTTCTGGGTTTCTAGGTTGATTATCGAATACAACTGTAATCTTATCACGGTCTAGATTCAACTGTTCAATTTTGTTGAAGGATGTACCAGCACAGGCAATACTGTTTTCAAGAAACAGACTGTCTAGCGGGCCTTCAACAATTGATATAGGTCTGGACTTATCAACTTTATCCAAACCGAATACTGTAGGCGCATCCTCTTTCACTTTTACAAGAATATACCTAAGCGTTTCCCCTCTCATAGCCCTCAACGACACCGACATCAACTGCCCATCGTGGTCAAAGAAGGGGATGACCAATCTGGGCTCTTCCGTTACAATCGATTTTTGGTATTTGTCATTGAGTTGTACTATATTTTTGATGTTATCAATATAGTAAAGTCGATCCCATTTATCTTTTGGGATATTTCTACTTTGCACATATTGAACTACCTCGTGGTCATATGGAAGTGTATCCACCGCGTCCACAAGTTTATCGAATAGACTAAATTTTGGTCTGAATTTAGGCGGTTCTACTGGTTTATCATCGAACAGTTTATGACCATTCGGAGTCCAGTTTGCGCCTTTGGGTTCCCAGTTTTTGTTCTCATTTTCACCGAATTTCTCAAGACAGTATTCTTTGTGAGAAGTTGGCGAGAGTTCCTTGAGGACAGTATTCATGCTAGCACCATAACCACAGTTGTGGCATTTGTATATCATGTTATTGTCTTTGCGGAAAAAATACCCACGCATTTTGTTGAGATTTTTACGCGAGTCGCCACAGAACGGGCATCTTACATTCCAAAGATAATCATTCTTTTTCTTGAATTTCTCGAAGTGATGAGATATCAAGTTTATATATTTCACATCTACATAAAGCATAGGTCATATTATACGC